CGCTGATGCACTTGAGGCTCAGGCCCGTCTGCGGCTCCCAGCCCTTCTTCGCGCCGTGGGGCGCTGCGTCTTGCTCAGGCAGAGGCTCGGTGACGGGCACCAGCTTCTCACCAAGCACCTCGCCGTCGCCCCAGGCGATGAAGCCGTGGACGAACGAGAAGGGGTTGACCGCCCAGCGGGCGTCGTCCTCGGCCTCGGTCTGGTCAGCGCCAAAGACCCAGTGCCCCGTGCGGTCCATCTTGATGATGGCCGTGGTCGAGGCGCTGACATCGGTGGCGATGCTGCGAAGCGCGGTGGACAGGGAAGTGACAGACGGCAGGTTAGCGCCAGAGAACTTTACGATATTGGACATGTGAAACTCCATTACAGTTTAGAAAGGGCTTTTGACAGCCCGATGAACGACTGCACCGCTGGCCGGGGATCATCCACCGGGGCGAGCGTCGTGCCCGACGACACTGCCATGACAAGTAAGTCGGGCAGCGCCACCTTGCTCTTTTTGAGCTCTTTCTCCGCTTGTGCTGGAGAAATAGTCTCACCTTTAAAAGGGTTGACACCTTGGCTGTCCAGCCATTTGATGGCGGCCAGCTCGTCGGTCCATTGCCGCCGCGCTTGCTTCTGGACTATCTTGTAGCCAGGCACATCAGCACCCTTCTCAAGCAGCCCAAAAGCAAGCGCACGCAGGTCTTTGATCCATTCCTCAAGGAGGTCGGCAGTATGCAGATACTTAGCCAGCGTGTCAACGTCCATGTTGATGACCTGCTGCTTGATCGCGCGGTCCACAGCGCCGGTCATCTGCGGGCAGATCGGCTTAGCCGCGCACCAGCGGCAGTGCTCGCCCTGCGCCAGCGGCGCGTCGTCACGCAGCGCGGTCTTGACGGCAGAGACCAGCTCATGCTCGAACTGCTTGATGCGCCCCACGGTCGTCACCCAGCGCCGCACGACAGGCGGCTGCACGATGACGCACTCGATCTCGTCAACGCCGTCAAACGCCCACTTCAGCTCATCGGTACGCATGGCCGCTGCGGCGTAGAACATGAGCTGCGCGTTCTCTACAGCATCAACGACAACACCGTCGCCAAACTTCCAATCAAGGACCACAGCACGCTGACCAATACGCCCAACAAGATCAGTGCTGCCAAACACTCCAGGCAGAAGATCGCCGAAACCAACGCGCGTCTCCACCTCGTATACCAGGTCACCGTTGGGATCGATCTCGTCGAGCGCGTCCAGGGCAGGCGTAATCTTCTCATCGTATAGCTCCTGTGTGAGCAGTTGATCCTTGTGTTTGAACTGGCCGATGACGACGCCTTGGTCGAGCAAGATGCGGCTAATGACGTCATGCAGCATGGTGCCGCGATCAGCGTGGACGCTGGACGGCTGCGGGGGCATCTTCTGCACCAGCTTCACCGAGCCAGGGCAAGAGATGACACGCTTGGCGGTGCTACCGCCGACGATGTTTGAGTGTTGCACTGAACTCTCCTGTAGTTGTTGAGCCATCATCATAGCACGAAAAAAAGTAGTTGCACAAAACTTTTTGACCCGCTATGATGGCGGCCCAATCAATCAACTGGAGTACACGATGGACGAGTTTTACATCCGCACCTTGCCCGGCGAGGCAATGATGGTAGACGCCTCTGACAAGAACGGCGCTATCTGGCTGACCATCTCCGTTATGCGCGGGCGGGTCAGCACCGTGCTGACTAAGGAGCAGGCACGGGAGCTGATTTTTGCACTGCAACAGGTGGCCGCATGACCTGGCCGTTCCCACCCTTCCCCAACCCGCTTGACCGCCCCGGCCAGCCGCCAGCGCCAAGCAAGTTTGACCCTAGCAAGGACGACCATGAACCAGCCCCATATTGAAAAAGGCGTACCTATCCCTAACCGCTTTCCGTTTGACAAGATGGAAGTGGGCGACAGCTTTGTCATAACGACCAAGCGCCAGACCGCATCAGTGGCCGCGCGACGCTACGGCGACAAGCACGGCATGAAGTTTGTAACCCGTCAGATGCCAGACGGCACGATCAGATGCTGGAGGACGCAATGAGCAAACAAACCGACGCTATGAGACTGGCTGATAAGTTAGAAGACGTAGCGTTAAACGCATACGTTATTGAGCCTGCCGTAGCCGAATTGCGCCGACAACACGCAGAGATTGAGCGCCTGACAAAACTCTGCGACGAACTTATTTGCAGGCTATCGAGCTTTCGAATGGCGGCAAGTATGCAAAAGCGGATCGACGAACTTAAGGAGAAGAACACATGAAAGATGACGACGACACCCTGTGCTACCGCTCAGAACTTGAGGCGGCGGTGAAGGCAGCCGTTGAGGCCGAGCGCGAGGAGTGTGCGAAGCTGTGTGAAGACAAGAACACTTTGTTGGCTTGGCCGACATACGCCGCCGCAATCCGAGCAAGGGGGCAGGCATGACGCTCCTAGAAATCCTTCTATACGTCGGCGTCTTCGTCGTCATCGTCTGGTGGGCCGCGAGCGCGAACTTTGACGCTTGTGACGAGTGCAACCACGACTGTCGGCAAGGGCGTGACTGCCCGGCAAGGAAATCATGAACCATTGGGAAACTGCATTCTTCGTGGCGGGCATGTTGATCTGCTGCTATTTGGTCGCAGAGATACTCGCTTGGTGGGCGCAGTTCTATTGATTATGAAAGAGTCAACCATCGAGAAGTACTTTGTCGCCCAGGTCAAGGCCGCTGGCGGCATCGCGTACAAGTTCACCAGCCCCGCGCATCGAGGCGTGGCCGACCGCGTGGTGTGCCTGCCCGACGGCAGCACATGGTTCGTCGAGCTGAAAGCGCCGGGCGGTCGGCTGTCTGAATTGCAAAAAATTTTCCAGTCCGACATGGCGCGGCTGCGCCAGAACTACGCCTGTCTATGGTCAAAGGAGCACGTTGATGAGTGGATTAACAGCCTTGCCGGCTAAGTACTTCGCCGTCGGCCCGTACCGTGCCGAGCAGGTCGGCCCGACATGGTGGGGCGTGATGAACAAGAACGGCGTCAACGTGCTGACGTTCGCCGAGAAGCGCGGTGCTGTGGTGACCGATGAGGCGCACGCCAAGCAGATCGCCGACGAGTGGAACCAGACAACCGAATTCGTGTACCCGCCCGACCCGTATGTGCCGCCCGTCACGCAGCGCATGACCGACGAAGAGATGACTGCGTACATCAGCAGCCGCCGATACAACTGGGAGACAAAAAGGTGGAGCTAAGACCCTACCAAGAACAGGCGGCTGACTTCCTGTACGAGCACGACCGCGCCATGATCTTGGCGCCGGTTGGCGCGGGCAAGACAGCGATCACGCTGACGGCCATGCAGGACATGGTGCGCGACGGCCACGTCAGGCGCTTCCTCGTCGTCGCCCCGCTGCGCGTCGCCGCCAGCGTCTGGCCGGTCGAGGCCGTCAAGTGGGCGCCCGGCCTGCAACTGCGCGTGGCGGTCGGCACACCTACGCAGCGCAAGGCGGCGCTCGACTACTGGTGCGAGATCGTCGTGACCAACTACGACAACCTCCAGTGGTTGGCCGAGCAAGACCTGAGCACCTTCGACGGCGTGGTGTTCGACGAGCTGACGCGCCTGAAGAACCCGTCGGGCGCCAGGTTCAAGGCGCTTGCCAAGACGCTCGACTGCCCGATCCGCTGGGGCCTGACCGGCAGCTTCACGAGCAACGGCCTAGAGGACGTGTTCGGGCAGTGCAAGATCATCGACCAGAAGCTGCTTGGCCGCAGCAAGGGCGCGTTCCAGCAGCAGTACTTCTACCTCGTCAACAAGGACTACAACGACTGGCAACCGCGCCCCGGCGCGCTGGAGCAGGTCATGGCCCGGATCAAGCCGGCCACCTTCGTGCTGGAGCCAGGCGAGTACAAGGACAAGCTGCCGCCGCTGCACACGGTCGAGGTGCGGCTGGACCTGCCCGACCGCAAGCCGTACGAGGACATGAAGAAGGACTTCGTGACGCGCTTCCCGGACGCGACTGCGGTGGCGATCAACGCCGCCGTGGTGACGCAAAAGCTGTCGCAGATGGCCGCAGGGTTCGTCTACACGCCAGAGCCGGTCTGGTTCAGCAGCCACAAGTTCGACCGGCTCGAAGAGCTGCTGGCCGAGAACCAGCAGGCCAACACGATTGTCTTTTACAACTTTGTCGAGGAACTCCATGAACTCAAGCGACGTTTTCCTTACGCCCGGACAGTTGACAGCATTGATGACTGGAACGCCGGACGAGTACGCCTTCTATGCCTGCACCCGCGATCCGCCGGGCACGGACTCAACCTCCAGCACGGCGGCCACCATATCGTCTGGCTCAGCCTGCCCTGGAGCCTTGAGCTGTTCGAGCAGGCCAACGGGCGCCTGCACCGATCAGGGCAGCGCCACGACGTCTGGTGCTACGTCATGATCGCTAACCAGACGGTGGACGAGAAGATATGGGCCGCGCTGCACAGCAAGCAGGCGGTCAGCGACATTGCAATGGAGAGCCTGAAATGAGCTACATCATCGCGGCGTTGCCGCCCCTGAAGTGCTTCGTGCGCCGGGAGTACTTGTACAACTTCACCAAGGGGCACGGCGAGTTGGAGCCCGCTATCTGGGTGAGCATCAAGGCGCTGCGCGGCCAAGTGTTCCGCATCGAGTCGCTGCTACCAAACTACGGCGCGCTGTACGACAAGCTGCCGATCAGCGCCTACGTCTGGAAAGAAGACCACGGCGACTTGCCCATCGACACGCTGCAACTGTGGGACTGCATGGGCTACCGCTTTACCGTGTGCGAGAAGATCGGCTTGCGTAATCTTGGTGTGAAGTTCTTGGGCAAGGACAAGCAGTGGAACCACGGGCACTACTTGTTTACAGTGGACTTCTGCGCCGACGGCCAAGACCTTGACACGGGCTTTACCGAGCAGGCAGAGGAGCACAAGTCATTCAACTTCATTCGACTTGAGAACGGCCAGTTCGCCACACAGCCCAACAACCGCTGTTTGTGGTACGACCAGTCGCTGATCCCGGCTGAAGTCAAGTCCCCCGACTTTCAAGCAGCCAAGACCTTTTGGACTGTTGATGGCACGCGCAAGTGGTCTGCTGGCGACGACTGGTTTTACAACATTGAGGAGAAAACATGAACACCTTGAAAGACCGTATTCGCTCGACGAAGGCGCAGTTCCGCATCGCCGTCAAGCAGTACAACCAAGCGCAGCGCCTGATGGAGCGGCTGAAGAAATCACTCGAACAACTGGAGAAGAAAGATGAACTGGCGCGAGCTAAACAAAAAGCTAAACATGCTGACCGAGGGTGAGGTGCTGGCGCTGCTGGAGGCCGAGCGCCAAGGCGCCAAGCGCGTGACGTTCCTAGAGCGCCTGCACCAGCGGTACACCATGCTGCGGGCGGCGCGCGAACGAGTGGAACTACTGAAGGAAGCAGTCAAATGAAATCCCGTATCCTAGACCCCAACTTTAAATATGTGCCGGCAGCGGCGACAGATGTTCAGGCAACATGGCGAAAATTTGGATGGAAACCTCTCGATGAAATGCCCAACGTGCGCAGCGTGGACAGAAGTAAAATTGACCAAGCAGATGGGCGAGTACGTCCAGAGATCAAGGGTATGCGGCAATGAGCACAAGTTCACCACAGAAGAGCGCGTCGTCCCCACCAAGCCGCACGGAGGGGCCAGACTTCGCAAGCTGGAGCCCAATGGTGCTGACGAAGTTCGCGCAAGACTCCTACGCAAAGATGCGTGAGCAGGAGGACCAGCTAGAGCAGTTGCGCCAAGACCTCAAGACGGCGCTGGAGGCTTACCGGGCCTTGTTACGCTGATAGCGTTTTGGACTCGGTTTCGACCGAGTCCAGTCGGCGCATCCAGCCTTTGCCGAACGTGGCAAAGGTGGATAGGCTCTTGTAGTGAGCCTCACGCAGGTTACAGAACGCCTCGATAACCTCTTCGGCGGGCTTGGCTGTGGTGGCCGCAACGGTCATGGGGCCGATCTGCCCATCGGCAGTCACTCCAACAGCCTGCTGTAGAAATTTACTAGCGCGACCAACACCAGCATTGACGGCACAATCAAACACGCACAGATCAACACCGCTAGGAAGGTCGTCGCCGCGCACAGCGTCCCAGTAGCGCTTCTTGTAGAGCGGAGAAACCATCTCAACGGTAAGTCCACGCATGTCGGCTTCAGTGGCAGGCTTGCCAGTCCATTCTTCCCAGACACGTTTGGTCACCCCCAAGTTGGTCATCCCGCCGGGATCGTCGGGATGGTTGACGTAACCGCCCTCGTACTTGAGGATGTGCTTGATCGCTTCTTCCCAGTTGTGCTTCATTTTTTCGCCATCATTTCTGTCTTGGCTTGAGAGCCAGCAGACGAGCCAAAGTAGTAGGCAATGATGCCGGTCCAAGCAGTGCCCAACGACCCCAGCATCATCAAAATGGCTGGGTTGTTGCTGTCGATCTGGTTGAAGAACATCATCACCACGATGCCGAAGAATCCGACGGTGACCGCGCTAGCTAAAATGGGCGGCATCATCGAGCGGGTTGTAGCCTGCATCTCGCGGGCACTCTTGCGGTCGTCTACGGCCAGCTTCTCGAAGTTCAATCCCAATTCTTGCGCCTGCTTGGCAAGCTCAATCTCGGCCAACTTTAGCTGCGCCACTTGGTCGGCGCTGAGCTTGTTGCTGGAGATCATGTCTTGGACCTTGTCCTCGTCCACGCCGATGGCCTTGGAGATAGCCGACACGGCCATGCCGGCTAGCGGGCCACCCAGCGCGGTTGCGACGGTGGGCGCGATCTGTTTAAGCCAGTCCATGCTTATTCCTTCTTCGTTGTGACAACGTCGTCACCCTTACGAACGGTAACCTTGTCACCCTCAACGTCAACGCGCATGGGTTGCTCAAGGCGGTCGAGCTTGTCAATCAACTGCTTCATGACCTCAAACTCGGGCTTCTCTTGTTTGGTGTTTGCGCCAGCGATGCCGTTGAGCATACTGATCAGCGCGGTCAAAGCGGCGCCCAGCAGGCCCATAACGGCGGCGATCTTCTCATTCTCCAGCACCACGCTAGAACCGACGCCGATCACGATGATCAGCGTGATGTAGAAGAGGCCGCTTTCACCAATCGCTTTACCAGCCACTTCTTTGGCGGTGCTCTGCGCTTGCAGTCTGCTCAGCTCAACTTTGGCCTGCTCCTTGATGAGCGCCAGTTCGTGGTTCAGGTCTTGGTCTGACATACTTACACCTTCAGCAGTTCCAGAGCCACGCCAGCGGCAACGCCAGGCAGCGCGGTCGCTATGGCGTCCCAAGCGTCAGGCTGACCTTCTTTGCGATACCACTGCTGGAACTCGTAGAAGACGCCGAACACGATGCCGCCAATGGCGACGGCCCAACCCACGGATAGGAAGTGGATCGCGGCCAAGACGATGGTTGAGCCGACGCCCATTGCGAGATGTTGTAGCTTGTCTTTTGCAATCATTTGTCTACCTTGTTGTCGAGCTTGTCGAAAATCTTACCCAACATTCCTTTGATGTCGGCCATGTCGGCGCGGTAGTCGTCGCGAGCGACGTAGTGCGACGGCATCTGCCGCAC